AAAGGCCGGTATGGTGGCGGTACGTGGGTTTGCAAGGAATTGGTTTACAAGTACGCTATGTGGGTAAATGTTGATTTTGAGCTTAAAGTAATAAGAAAGTTTGATAGCATAGTAAATTCAATCAACCCTCCATCAACAATGAAAGCGCTCAATGATCTAACTTTAAAAATTGAGTCTGACAAAGGGGTCGCAAGTGAATGCGGCAAGGCTCTGAACAATTACAAAAAAGTAAAAAAAGAAAACCAAGAAATTTGGATTAAAAGCATAGAAGATGCGCAGCTATCTTTATTCTCAAAGTGATCAATATACTAATAAAGAGCCGCTTTAATTAGCAGCTTAGTTTAATCTGTAAGTTTATCAAAAGCATCGTTTTCAGATTTCAACACGCGGGTCATTGCGTCTTTACTATCCTGTATTTCTTCATCTGTGTAATCACGCTCGTATGGCGCTCTACTAGCCTTCTTGCCAACGTTAAGATAACTGCAATACAACTTACTCATTGTTATTACTTGCTCTGATTCCCACGCTGTTAGCTCTGCTTGCGAAAGCCTAGAATAAGAATCTAACTCTTGCCATGTGATGCTAAAAGCGCCCATGCCTGTTCCTAAACACGGGCCAACATTGCGAAATACTGACACAATTAACGGGTCAGCATCGGGTAGCTTACAGATTGGATGTTTGTCGCCGAACTCTTCAGCTCGGCTTATATTTTTACGGTCATCTTGACTGGCATTTAACCAGCCCAAGTGCATCGCGTAAATGCTAAGATTCTCACTTAGCTCTTGATAAAATTTACATCTGAATCTAGAAAGTTGATGGCCTGTACGCGCAACTCTTGGTATTTACCGAACAAGAATTTAATATTATCAGGTGTGCAATCAAGTGCCTTGCCAGATTCATCAAACATGTTTTCCCAGCCGGTAACAACAGCCATTAATCGACTTACTTGTGATGCGGAGGTCTCTTCGAAAAAATCATCTGAAATATCTTCATCTTTCTTTTTGCCGTGGCTCTTTTTGCTTTTAATGCGATAGTCACGCAATGCAGCAATAGAATATTTTTTATGCTTATCAGAGCTAGCACCAAGCATGGTTACTGTAACCGGCTTTTTTGGGGTTTCTTTGTCTGCATCAATAAATGCAAGATCTCCCGTAGGTACTTTAAAATGTAATTTTGCGCCCTGCTCAGAATTTGCAACAGTATCGAATTGGTCCATAAAATTAGTCATAATATAATGCCTTGTATTAAATCCAAAATAAAGAGCGGTGAGAGTGGATTAAGCCCCCAGCTTGCCAGCCGTTACCGCGTAAAAATTACTTATTAAGGTGCAACAACTGGTATTGGCTTATAGTTCAGTTCAACAGAAGTATCCATCAAAATATTGCTTGATGCATCGCCGGGGTTCTCTGTGTACATTGATACAAATCCGCGTAAGTAGCGAACAGCACCGTTGGCGTAAGTAACTTCAAAAGCTAAATCCTTGCCCTTAAATGTCCCGTCCAAGCCATCAAGCATAATTGCATGGCCAGCTTCTACATCAACATATAAGGCATTGATAGCCATTGAACCCCAGTTGATAGCGCCTTGTGATTTGCACTCGTAACCAGTTTTTAATGGTGTGTTAGTTGTTACAGCAGCAGTGCCACCGAAAGCTGGCAAAGATAAAGTTTCGCCAATCTCTGTGAATGTTAATGCTGCAAAACCAGCTTCATCTTGTGTAGCCGGTAATGAAGTTGATACGCTAATAAAAGCGCCGATTGAAGATGTTGCACACCCCATAGTTTGTACCTCTCATTTTAATTAAGTTGATTTGTTTTACCTATTATACACGGGTTAAGTGTTTGCGGCTAACACCACCAAGTTAACACTGACAATTGTTCTATCATGCGTATCATTTGACGGCCCTATTGAACTATTTACGTTTGAAACTATTACTTTTTGGCTTACTGCATTAGTGATAAATTGCGCTCTTGGAAACTCCGATTTTAAATCATTAGCCAATATCAACCCATGAAATTTACCCGTATATTTTGGCGTGTAAATATCTATTTGATAGATAGGCCGCTGTTCATCAGTCGAGCGCTCGTTAACTCCTAATGGGTCTGTGTCATTAGCTAGAAACGATTCTTGAAGGTATGTTTCTGTTGCTATAGGCTCAAATTTAAAGCTCTGCACAGCAAGTCTTAGAGCTTTGGCATCTGTAAATATCTTTAGCTTATCTAACAATGCTTTGCTTGTTGTAAAATCATTAATCATTGATTAGCCCTAATGTTTTGATTTACTATTCTCGGCCAATTGCGAGCAGTTAACCGCACCATGCCATTAGCTGCTTGCTCTGAATGCCCAAACTCAAGGCGCAGCGCATAAGGCTGCGAGTTGGTATAATAAAATACTTGCCCCACCCTAAAGCCTTGCAACATTGCAGATAACGAGCCAACAGCATCCCGTCCAGGTGCAAATATATCTTCATCAATAGAGCCAACTGCGCCAATCCAACTCGCTTTAAACGCACCGCTTTTAACAGGGCTTTTAAATTCCATCTCATTGCCAAGCTGAATAAATGACTGCTTAACAACACGCTCTTGCTTTGCTTCTGTAAGCCGCGCAAACCTGCGTAAATCACTGGCTAAACTCATTAGCGGCGCAACTGTAATTGACGGTAGACGTTAATATTATCAACGCTAGTAAGAGCTTCAAAGTTAATTACTCGATATTCATCGGAGTTGATTGTGATAATCATATCTATCTCCGGCTCTTCTGTGCTATCAAAAAACACATAGCTATCAGTAGATAAAACATTGGTTTCATCAACTTCAAATCTTTCATATTCTAAGAGCGGCGTAACCAATCCCGGAATAGTTACATCTTGCGTTGCGGCTGTTGTATTGCCGTATTCATCAACCCCGCTATCATTGCCTTTTTTAACTAAACTGCCAGCCTCACCAAAGAAGGTTATTAGCTCAACAGCTACGGCATGGGCTTCCGTGTAATCAAAGATAGCCATTATGTAACCACCAAGCGAGCACCGCTACTGAACGATAAATACTTGCTTAGCAACCTATCAATCAATGGCGAATCGCGCTTATAGTTTGACGCTGAGCCTTCAAAGTATTCTGTCTCAGTCTCAAGTTTAGCAAGTTTTTTAGACTCTGATTTAACAATGCCAGCTTGTCCAATTAGCGAGGTATCAACTAACAGCAATCCTTTTAACTGTAAGATTGCACCATTAGCTGCTGCGCTTTTAATGTCTTTGTTAATCGCTACTAAGTCAGTCGGCAACGATAAAGACTGGCTTTCGTTTACTAATGTGCCACGAAAATTATAGTAAATATCAATAAAATCAATTGTGCATGTGATGATAGCAGCCTCTTTTGCTGCTGTATCGTATGCAGTTAAATCAGTACCTCGTAACGCTGCGTAATCATCTAAATAAGCCACACTAATATAAGCGTTAGCCGAATCTAGTCCTGTGCCATCTGCTACTATTAGTGCCATTATAACTCCTTGAGAGTCCATTTAAATGATGGCCCAGTTAACACTGCTCCGTTTACATTTATTGTAACAGGCAGAAAAGAAACGCCTACAGCACTAGCAAAAAAACCAAATCTAATTAGCGCCCTATGCGGTAAACCAAAACCCTCAGATGCCTTTGTAACATATCTATCATTTGTTCCTCTGAGAATATCTTTCCTAGCTGAGTCTGCATTATCTTCCCACGGGCCGCCCTCTATCTTAGACTGTGAAAATATAGATAAAACCCTCTGGCTGTTGTTGTTGTTTTTAGTGTTATAGCTAAGAGTTCCTGATAAGTTTAGCGTGCGCCCTGATACGTTTCTCATTGCTTTTTCAGTAGCATCATATTCAAAAAAATCAAACGGATCTTCTTGTGTTATTGCTTGCAAATAGGTTGGCAATAAAGGATCGGTACTTATAGCTATCGTCTCGGAAGATGTAGCCATAAAAGAAGGATCTCGACCTCTGCCGACAACTAAAGTTCCGTTCATTTTGCTTCGCCTTCTTCGATGTAGTAAGTGCCACCCAGTGCGGGTACAAATTGAAGCCGTAATCCGCGAGTGTAATACTGGTATGGCCCTGGCACTAATGTTTCCATTTCGTTGTATACCAACCCATCCCACGCGGAGACAACTAAATCAGCAGTAGAAACCATGATCGCCCTTGTCTCTCTTAGCGCCCCGAATGATATCTGCTGTGTATCTGTATATCTTGCCATTTTGATTCCTTAAAAAAAGCGGCTTTTACACCGCCTTAATATTAATCAGATTTCTTTTTGCTAGGCTTTTTAACCACACTAACCACACCGGGAGCTTTATCTTTGCGAGATTTTAACTCTCGCAATTGCTCCGGTGTAATAAGTGAGCCGCCAATCAAACCATCTTTATTTAAAGACATAGCGGCCTCTTATCAATTTGTTACGTAAAATGAAATCGATACGTTTTCACGTTCAAAAACACGAGTCCAGTTGGCAGGCAAGGCACACTCAGCAACAGTAGGAGAATCGCCAGTAACAGTCGCTTCGTTCCATTTGTAACCTTCAGGATGAATCAACCACTGCTTACGCTCGAT